GTAGAATTGACCAACAATGAGCTACTACACCATATTGAAAGAGTCCCCCTACCACGATCGACTCCCACAACAACTGCACCAACACATACATGGGATTGAATTGCAAGATGTATCTGTGGATTATAAGTTACCTGAGATACACAAAGACATCCATGAATATAAACCCAAAGTCAGATTTTCCACGAAGCCAGGGGACGTCAGAATTCCTGCCAGGTTATCAAGTCCACTGATCCCATATCCTGATGTCGTCCGAGACTCCATCAGGGGTATTGCGCCGGCCAATCCGAATCTCATTCATAGTCACCATGCCTCCCAGCTGGAAACACTAGGGAAAGTTTTTGATGCATGCATCAGTTCGAACATATTTCCACAGGGTGCACTCAAATTTGACATGGATAGTTTGAAGAGATTCGGAAGACAATCATATTCACATAGAGAAGAACTCATAAATCTGGCCACTTTATCATTTGCAAAGAGGGCTACTCAGCATGACTTGTCAGTCACAGCAGCATGTGATATCCCCTTCTCAATTGGAGTCTCCAAAATATCTGAATACACATCCTTCATCATCATGATCCAACGACTCAGGATACACATAGCAAAGGAATCGGTGTTTCCTACATTCAATCCAGGGGCTGTAAATAGGAGTACAGAGGATGCTGCATACAGCATGTTTTCCAATGGTGTATATATATACCAGTCGGATAGGAGGGACACATTCTTCTCTGTGATTGCATGTGGAGGGCATTTCAGGATGTTCCACAAGAACTTGGGATACTGGTTTTGTGGACCGACATCATACTTGGATTACATCTTCACCATTGCAGACATACTCAATAATCTCGATGTCTTAAGGAACTGCACGGAATATAGTTGGGCCAGTGAAATGTTCAGGCTGATGATAAAGTTTGCTGAGGTTGAAGGCCATCATCGACTCCAGGTAGATTTTATGAAGACACTAGAAGGGTTCTTGCTAAATATGTCAGATTATGATGAATCTCATGCTATGAACTGGAAACCTATACTTGAAGCAATTGAAGAATTATGGAAATTAGATCAAGTCATTTCAGGCGTCTCTTACGACATGGGATTACCTGTTTCTCTTTTGGGGGGACATGATTTTGAGTACCCGAAAGAATCACATTTCTGTCAATTCATAACGGCAGGTAAGAAGTTGTCACGAACACACCTTCAGGAAATATCGGCATTGCATAAGTTGATCTTCTATGCGGAAGTGAGTGCAATTGCAGGTGTGAACAAGTTCCTCAAACGAGTTCATACAAAACGGCCAATGGACATGCATGCAGTGAAAAATATCACGAGGTTGGCAAAACAGCAGTTCTTCTTGGCGTACCGAGGGAAGCATAAGATGATTCCGAACACAATAGGACCTCACGTGAAGATCAAGATGTTAGAAATGTATAGCCAAAAATCTGAGATTGCAAAAATTGAAGCACTTCCACTAAGTTGGTGGGATGATTTGAAGATTTTTGACTGTATGGACAATACGATGACTGATGATCCCCTCGAATTCGCAAAAGACAAAGGGGCATTGAAAGCCGAAATATCATTTGGTCCGGGAGATAGCAGGAAGGAACTCCTTCAGGTGATAGAGAGGGAAGACTATGCACTAGAGGATTTCTTCTCCAAGCGAAAGATCACCCCGAAAATTCCACTGGTCAAAAGAACTAATCAGCTACATAACCCTGTAATCATGACGGATCCAGCTCGCCTCATAGAAAAGGAGCGGGAGCAGAAGTGGGAAGCCAGATTATTCGCGAATGGGGAATTAAGTAACAAGCACAGTCTCAGCCTCGTTGCTGCACGCATGAAGAAAGCACTTTCCTACTTCGATGAACAGCTGATGACACCAACTGACCAAAAGCGCAAATCTCTGATACACGAAGCATCTAGAGAGCTAGCACAACCAGATAATTATTCGCTTCTCCTGGACATTGAAGGCCATAATCAATCCATGCAATATGAAAATACAAGCGAACTCTCAGAATTCATTGGGAATCTCTTCGGTTTCGATGGGTGGGGAGATTTGTCACATTATTTCGCTCAACTTACTGTGTATCACTATGATGAGTACCTGGATGATGTTTTGGAGTCCCATGGTCAATATGGCGGGATCGAAGGCTGGCTCAATCCACTCTGGACGCTCCATACCACCTTGATGATGAAGCTATTAAGGGTAATGACAGATATCGTAGTGAACACTATAATGGTATACTCTGATGATGTAAACGCAATAATCCAGATCCGGCAAGCCTCAGAACCTATGGTACAATCCGTATTCTCCAAGATCATGAAACACTGCAGAAAATTTGGGATGACAGTGAAATACTCCCAAACTACCTTGTCGAAACACAGAATTACTATGCTTCGTCAGCATTATGCGGATGGGCACCGTGCTGATTCAACACTCAAAAGGCTGATTTCAGTAAGTGCAGGTAACAATCCCACCATTGTTTCTGATGAGCTAGAAGTTGCCGGGATCTGTTCCTCTGCTTCGTCCGCCATGGAGTTAAGCAATCACCATGAGGCATGTGCCTATTTGAAGAACTACAAATTGGGTCTGCTCCTCTGCCGATTACCCCAGATGATCCTATCTAGGATAAATCCAGACAGTATGATATCACCTGAAGAACTTCCTCCCAAACTTTCCAATTTGATATATTATTCAAAGGCTGACCAACAAGAACTAGATTTGGCATCAAACCCAAATCTGATGGCTGCCGCCAAGAATGACATTTCCGCATATTTAGATCGAAATCTCAAGAATCTCAACCAAAACCTACTCGCTACAGCACTTTCTGCAACTTATGGTGTAAGTGTGGCGGAATCGAGGTTGGTAGACAGCCCGGATAGATTGCTGTATTTACAGATATATGACAAATTCCTACAGGACTTACTCTTTTTCTGGGCATATTTGCCTACATCTTTGGGAGGGCTCGGGGCCTCACTCCATGTCAATCTCATGCTATCAGGACATAGCATTGGCCTATCCAAGTCTTTGCATTATCTACACTGTTGGACAGCTCGATATTCAGAGAGCCCCTCCTATTTCCTAAAATACCTTGCTGTAACACTATCTGTTTCGATGGATGATGAAAAGAATACTAGAGAGGAGAGAGTGGTGACCAGCACTTGGCCTTCCGATCAGAAGATATGTCCAGCTACGACAAGTGTGCAGCAATCTATCAAGAGTATGGTTAGAAAACACACGAGGAACAAGAAAATATTAGAGATGTTCGAGTTATCCGACGATCGAGACACATTAGCGACACAACTCCTAAATGTATTCCGTGGAAATTTTCATGCGAGGATAGTTCAGTTTTATCATGAGAATACATCGATCCATTTCATAGATCTCCTTATTAGCAAAGTAGAGACCAGTTCCGGCCTTCTTATGAAAGTTCGAAATATTACGAAATTGAGGAATTCCGTCAGTTCTAGGGTTATAGAGAATATAAGACTTACATCCACAACATCGCGTACTTTCTTTTTTGATGTTACTCGTGATACAGATATTGTTCAGGAGCTCCTTCACAGGAAGATCGCCATGTTTCCAAACATTCGATTCATTGAAGTTGAAGAAATTCTCTATGATGACAAAATACATGAAGTAGACAGAGCTGCAGCATTGCTGACCCTCAGGAGGTGTGCCCCGACACATTACCGTAATGGGGTGAAAGTATATGACGACCCAAAAGTGGGGAATGAAACATTGTACAAGGGAGAACTATTGGATAATGACCGGATGCTCGGAAACAAAGAAGAGCTACTGGCAGCAAAACTGGTGGCAGTTACGAAGTGGCTACTAATGAAGAGCAATCTCCTGGCATTGGATCCAGATCAACTCAAACAGATCGACTGCATAAAAGCATGCAATTTGGCACTCTCGACTCTCACTGCACAGACTTTCGAGAACCTTTTTCATTACGCACCCACAGAGATTGGCGGTGAGATACTGCATAGGATCCCGAATATCAGATTCAGCACTATGACATATATAAGATCCGAGATGAACCGATCATTGCAGTACACCACAGAGCTAAACCAGAATCTTATAACCTCACTCGGTTTGGTAGACAGTAATGTGAACTTCGATTATCTGAGAATGAGAATGCTTGTAATAGCAATAGTGAAAGACAAATATGACAGCTTGAGGCGGCTAGTTGTAAGATACGGATTCCGGCGATTAACGGGGATAAAAGATGTCCAATTCGTTCGTCCGAAACCCACAGACTATGTCATCCAAGGCAACTTCAAATGCTATAGCGAGCTAAGAGGGCATACCCTATCAGTGATGAGGTTCAGATACCTCTCTCACTCATATCTCTATGAGGAGAATATTAACGAATGGGCCCTCATGCCCAAGATCTCCGAAGTGATCACAGCAGAACAAGTAGGACGGCACTATATCAATGACATAATCCTGAGATATGCACGTGACCTCGATAAGGATTACATGCTGGTCAGCCCGGATCTGATAGATAAAGGTGTCTGGACTCCAATGATCGAGAAACTATACAGGATCGACAAGAACTGGAAATCATCAGAGTCAATCGAAGACATAGAAGAAATAGCATCTAGATTGCTAGAAGTGATGCAGCAGCGGGGCAAAGTGACCACTATAGACAAGTCCAATAAGGTAGCTCTATCCCTGCAATGCCAGTGTCTGGAACAGATCAGTGAGGTTGCCCCCGATGACATCGAATTCTACAAATTGGTGGAAAGATACACTGCAATAACGCAACACAGACGTCATTCGACGAATCTCTCGATCCGACTGTCACAGTATCAAAATATACTGAACAACTTGTCAAGGCATCGGTTTTATTTAGCACAATCATTGCTCCATGAATACATCATCATGTTCCACTTTCAGACTATTCTCATAAATGGAGAAATTTCAGTGCATGTAGAGGGAATGATAACAGAATTCCTATCGAGCGGTTTGGCAAAACTATCCTTCATGGCGATTAACCCAGATCTTGAAGTTAGGTTGATGATCCTCGGATTCGAATACATAGAGGGGGTTATACAGAATCATATGCCCGCTATAGTGGACTCACTGAGAGATATTTGCCAGGACGTAAGCAGTGCCGACATCATCGTGCCGGAGACTCTACCATCGATCCCGACATGGACCAATCTCACAGGGAGAGAGCCGATCCCAGATTATATTGAGGAGATAGAATATGATGCAGAAAAGATACCTCTTAGTGCTATGGCAACTCTGGACCAGTCAATACAGCTATTTGAATATGCACATATGTGCAGCACGATTGGAGCATCACCCGAAGTGTTCACCAGTCACACAGGTTCAGACTCCCTCGGTGCCCAACATGCATTTTTCAGGTATTTAGAATCCGCAGGTATTATTGATGGGAGTACAAGGATTTGTGATCTCACTGCTGGTCGAGGCGATGGATTGTATGCAGGGAGATATTTAAATCTTGACATAACTTCTTTCTCTAGAGAAGACACATTCACTCGTGTGCTACACCATCCGGATATACAATTCAAGAAAGACTATGACGTATTCATGGGATCAACAATTAAGTTCATCACGGAGTACGATTTCATACATGTGGACATATCATTCGCAGGCAAAGGTTCTCAAAATCTCCTCGACCTTGTGCTATGTCTCGAAGAAGCCAACATTGCATACAGCATCCGGTTGAATTCCATTGCATGTACAGGATATTCCGAGGAGACTACGAAAGGACTTCCGAGTTATGATCATTTCATCTCATACTCAATAGGGAGCTCCATGAAACCTTACCAAATCTACTTAGTGGGGATTCCAACTGACTGCAACCCTTCCTGGAGTGGTCCTGACATGAAGCAGACCCTAGCCTTCAAGTCGATGGCACTTTCTTACTCCAATTTGCTGTCCCCAGGGCATCAGACAAAGAGACTCGTAACCTATGCTCCCAATTCTGCAAGCATTTATGTTCCCAGAGGACTCAAAGGAGACACTTTCCTCAAGAAGATATGTGATGATTCCGTCGAACTGGAGCAGCAATATTACCTCCGACGGTACTTTGCGGAAATAGGGGCTGACGCAAGGATTGAGTTCTCATATGATTGCCTGGAGCCACGTGGGCAGGCAATAGCTTTAGAAAGAAGTCGATCATTCAATATTTCCCCAAATACAGTATATACCTCAATACAGGAGACCCATATTGGAAATGTTAGCGAAAGGTCATTACCACACCACAAGAAACATATTGAAATGATGCGATCACACCAAACCCCTATCTGGTCTATTCATGTGCTGAGCTGTGATGATGTCTTCTTAAGCTATTTCAGGATACACCATCCACTCCAGGAAATCAGAACATGGTGCAACATATTATTGGGGCTCAATAAGTTCTGTAGAAAGGCGATCCTGTCTGGTCATGTTGCCTTATTAGAACAACATGAATTCCTGAACACGAAGAAGTCGTCCAAATTGTCTATGCACCAACGAGAGTTGCATCTTGCAATCAAGCTACTCGTACTTGCAGCCCGAGACGACAATCCAGTTTACGGAGTGACTTATTGTCACAAATTACTGGCAAATAAAACAAGAGGCAGAAACACAATTGGGCGCACCCTGAGGATGTATCGATTGTTGAGTTATTTGTTTGAAGAGATCCAGAGGCTTATGATGCGCGGAGAGATCTGCATTCGAAGTATAGATGCGATAGCGAACGAAATAGAGATTCGCGAAAAACATAGATACAAATACATAAGACAAAGTGATGCTGTAAATCAGATCACCAGGAATACGGAAACCTTAGAACACATCATTACAAACTCAATCGATGACCTGTTTGCTGGATTGGAATCATATGCGAATCAATTAGTAATTGAGGCAGGTCATACTTCGATGGGCGAAGCTGTGTCTGGGGAGCTTGAACAGATGGATCTCTCATTTGATCTGAATCTCGAGAAACACATAGAGGATATGATAGAACGGTTGCATCTGGAACCATCAGGGCCCTATGGTTATATTGATCTAGGAGATGATGACATCATTGAGCATGACGATTGGTAATACATAATACTCATACTTGCAAGTAGGACTCGATAAACAGCAGAATGAATGAACTGGACTAGAGGTTGCCTAAACGTAATTACTTATAGTTCTTTATCATCCATTCAAATTTG